GTTCGGCGTGGCATGCTCGATGGTGATCCGGTCCGACTTGAAGAAACTTCCCTCGCGTGGTGTTGGATGTTGCTGGTACAAAGCGCTCCACCCGTAGTCGCCGCTGTTGGCAACCATCACCTCTTTGATGCGTCCGAGTTCCTTGACGTCGTAGCGTTCAGGCCAGAGAGCTTCGCCAGGCATTCGACCGATCTGGTCCTTCTCCTCCGCGATTGCCGGCAGGTTCAGCACGGTCCATCGATGAGGTTCCGAACTGATTGCGCGAGCGGTGATGTCGTCGTGATGCCACCTGGTCGAGACGATGATGAGAGCGCCCTTCGGTTCGAGCCTCGTGTATAGATCGTCGGTGTACCAGTCCCAGGCCTTGTCGCGGTATAGGGAGGACTCGGCATCCTCGCGACTCCTGATCGGGTCATCGATTATGATGCGCTTGAAGCCGACGCCGGTCGGAGGACTGCCTACACCACGGGCCATGAAGGTCCCCCCCTCCGGCAGTGACCACTCATCCTGTGCCGCGTTGTCTTTTGACAGTTTAGTCCTGGACGAAACGATCTGGCGCGACTTACGGGAGAAGCGCCTCGCGATGCGCTCATTGTAGCCAGTGACCAACACATTCGCGCTTGGATCTCGCTCGATGCAATAGGCGCCATAGCGCACGGTCACTGTCTCAGTCTTACCGTGGCGCGGTGGCATATGGATCGCGAGTCTGTCGATCTCACCACGCTCCACAGCATCAAGGTGCGAAGCGATGGCGATGAGATGCCGAGCGGTAAAGGACCAACCATTCGGCAAAGTCTCTCGAAGGTAGTCGAGATAACAGACAGCCGTCTGCGCGCTAGTTGTTGTCCTGGCTTGGTTCGGCTGCGGCGGAGAGAAGTTGTATCGAGAAGTTCGCAATGCGCTCATGGAGAGCTGCAATTTGGGCAGCTGATTGGCCATTGATGTAACGCTCACTCTGCGCTGTACGTGCTATCGCCTGTAGCGCCTTCAGGCTGTCCTCGAGCACTGATGTCAGAAGATCATCGAGAGACTTTGTCGGGAGAATCGTCGTGGTGATGTCATGTCGACTCTGTTCGACAGGAGTCGTCATTCTGTCCCTGATCGAGATGATGGTCGTGCGTGGTAATCCACACGACCGTGCAATGACCGAAGGACTTTGACCAGCGATCAAAGCCGATTCGACCTGTGCGAGAATCTCTGGTTCTGTTGTATTACCTCTTGCCATGATCCTATTCTGTCCCTTCCTGGCGCACTCTGCGCCTGTAGTGCAGTTGTCCGTGGCACATATAGCACAGGACCTGCACATCTTCCATCAACTCACCACCGAGTCTGATGTAGGTGATGTGATGCACATCGAGCTTGTAGCCGTCCTCCTGTCGACGGCCACACTGCTCACATGTCCTACCTGATCGCTCAAGCGCCTTCGTCCGAATGTCCTGCCAGCGCTGACTCCGCATGTACTTGCGACGGTAGTCGCGCCATGCCTCATCGACCTGGTCACTGGACGCTCCGATGGCCTTGAGCAGCTCGTAGGTGTTGGACCATGGCTTCGCCATGATGGTCTTTATGATGTTGTCCGTGTCCATGTGATTTCGTCCTTGACCGGGTGATCTTCGCCCCACATCCAGTCAGTCGCGAACAGCGACTCAGGGTCCAGTGTGAGACCTTGTAGAGTCTTCGACTCATCACCCGTATGCATCATGAATGCTTCGAAAAGGTCTGAGTATCGGATGTAAACATCATGGTCAAAGCACACGCGTGTGATCGGTTTGCCATGCATCAAGTGTTGTATTACTTCAGAGAACTTCATTCGATCACCGTCCAATCTCGCGCCAGGACATCATTGCCTGATAATGTTGCAAACCCCTTGCACCTCCACACGTTCGCGCCATCGAGCTCGTATCGCATGAGTGCAGCTTCGACCATCTGTATCTTGAAACGAGCGCCATCACGCCACACAGGACGTCCTGCTCGCACGTCTACAAGGATTTGTTCAAAACTCTTGCGACCACCCCAGTTGTTTTGTTTCTTCCCGATACATTCCTGGAACTCAATCCGCAGTGAAGGTTCTGACATCAGCCACCTGTTAAGCATCATCGTCGGAAAACCAACCGATGCAGCTGCATTGCTTCGTGTCTCACCGCTTGCAATCAGTTCGGCCCACTTGATCACGGTCGCGGTCTTTTCATCGAGCGAAATGTACGGATCCATTTTCTTGACTGGCCTGTCTGGTGTTTCTTCCCTGATCCATCGATGCAATGTCTTCTCTGACATGTCCATAATCTCAGCTGTGCGTCTTATGTTGTGACCAGCAGCTCTCAGATCTTTGATTCGCACCATAAGGAGTTTCCGCTCCTCGATGCTTGTATTCTTCGACATTGATTCTCCCCTTCAAAGTAAAAGACCAGGCACACCGTTCGGATGATGTGCCTGGTTCGTCAGCGAGTCGTTGGCAACCGGGAGAGGTTACTCGCTGGCGTCTTCTTCACCGAATGGATCGCTGATGTCATCGGTCTTGATAACAGGCTGTGCGATCTTGGTGAGCTTTTTCTTGGCACTGACTGGAGAAACGGACACGATGGCATTGGTTTGATAACCACGCGTGTTGAGCTTCGAGTCGACAGTGACCATCCACTCCTTAGCCAGGAGCGAGTCGATGTCAAGGTTATGAAACTCTGCTTGTGTCAAGCGGCGTCCAAGCATGCCATCGAGCAGGATGGTGAGTGCTGCCTTGTCGGAACCATAGCCCTGGCGCGTAAACTTTACGAAGCGAAACGCATTGCTGTTGCTATCGCCATACTCAGTGGTCTCGAATGTAAACTTGAAGTTCGGAAGCATGACATTCGGATCATCGTAGGATGGTCGGTCGATGCTCTCGACGTTTGCGAGACGGCAGACATAAGAGCCTGCGACAGCTGCTTCGAACTGTGATGCGCCATCGTTGAACGTGGCGTTTGAAAAGAAACCCATAACTCTATTTCTCCTTTGGTCATAAGACCACTCTGTGACAGTGCTGGCTCAGTTACCAATCCAAAAGGTTATTCCACCAGCACTGCCGAGTTGACATTATCAAACATCAAACCATCTGTCAAACATAAAGTTGACGCTGTTCCTGTGGGCCAGCGTAAGCGCCCGGCCCGCAGGAGCAGTTTCAACTTAAGACCCCTAAGCGAGCACACTTACATGCTCGCAGGGGGGGGTTTCGAAAGGGGGGTTTTCTTCTGTTGTTCCCGTTTTCTCATACTTAAGGGGGAACAGCACGGGAACAACAGCGGGAACAACAGAAAAGGCCTAAAGCAGCCCTGTCGGACGGTACATTTTCGAGTTCTTTGGACCCTTGTCAAAAGTAACAATGCGACTTGATTCAAGGTCTGCGAGTGTAGCCGCCACGACTGATTTCCTACTGCCACACAACTCAGCCAGACGTGTCTGCGTGATGCCTGGTTCGCCACTGATGAGCTCAATGAGCTTCGACCGGATCTCTTGTGTGATGACCTCGCTCCTGGCGCCAGCGTCAAGCGTTCGCACTTGTGTCAGACCATCCTGGTCGCGAATCTCAAACGTGACATCGATGGCGTCCTCGTCACTGATTAGGCGCCCCTTCGTGACGTACATGCGATATAGACCGTTCGCTTGCTTCTCGACGCTGTAGGCCATGTCAGCAGCTGCGACAATCTCCGCAGCGCCGCGCATACCTTCGTGCTTGACCGTCGAGTCAGTGCCGCCCTTGCGATTGTGGTGAGCGATCAGGACAGTGATTCCGTTGTCCAAGAGTTTCTTGAACGCGTCGTAGAGTTTCCGCATCTGACTGTTATCATTTTCGTCCATGCCATGGATGCGGACCAGTGAGTCAATGAGCACCAGGCCAATACCCTGCGACTGACAGTGCTTGACAATCCTCTCAACATCAAGCGGTTGGTCGAACCTCACGCCGACTCTGTTGAGGTAGCCCATTCCCTCAGCCGAGCGCATTCCGAGCTTCCTGAGCCGTTCTAGGACCTTCTGGACGCCCATCTCTTCATCGAGGTAGAGGACTCGAGTCTGTGGAATCTCGAACTCATTGAGCCACTTGCCACCAAAGCAACAGGCGCGAATGAGATCGCACATCACCCACGTTTTGCCACTGCCTGGCGGTGATGACAGGTAGTGCAGTCCGCCAGTCGAGAGGACGTTCTGAATCAGCCAGGACTGTTTACCGAGTTTTTCCTCCTCGACCTCCATTCGGTTCCAGTCCCACACCTCCCAGGGAGCGAGAGTCTGGCCGCCAGGCAGGTCATCCGGCACAGTACCTGCTGCCCATTGTGACCAGAATCGACCGACTGTCTCGAGGATGACTTCGCGGTCCAGTGGCGGATCACAATACGTCTCACTCCACCAGACGGCTTGAAGCTGCGCGACGTCGATGGTGTAGCGCTTTGCGCGGAGAAAACCCAACAGTGTCACGAGTGCGTTATTACGGCCACCGAAGGCGCCACCCGATGCCGGGTGAGGTTGCCACAGTTTGTCCCAGTGGTGCTCACCATGAGCGATGATGCGGGCATGCGTCTGCATGTCTCCGGCCACCATGAGCCGGAGGTCGTCCAGTGAAAGTTCTTCCATGTTGTTCCTAGTCCAAGAATGACTGCGTGTCCAGCGCAGTGGTTACGAGTTTACGACACTCTTCCGCATGTGCAATCATGCCCATACCTCGCATCTGCTCGATGCCGATGATGGTGTGATTGAAACAGTACAGCAAATAGTCGCCGTACTGTTTCAATCACA